GTCCACAAGGTCCACAAGGACCACAAGGACCAATCGGTCCGATCGGAAATCAAGGACCTATAGGACCGATTGGTCCACAAGGACCACAAGGGCCACAAGGGCCAATTGGTCCGATCGGAAATCAAGGACCTATAGGCCCAATTGGACCAATCGGTCCACAAGGTCCACGAGGGCCACAAGGACCACAAGGTCCACAAGGACCACAAGGGCCCATTGGTAATCAAGGTCCTATAGGCCCAATTGGACCAATAGGGCCACAAGGGCCACAAGGGCCACAAGGGCCAATAGGAAATCAAGGTCCTATAGGTCCGATCGGTCCGCAGGGACCACAAGGCCCGATTGGACCTATAGGTCCAATCGGAAATCAAGGACCCATAGGCCCAATCGGGCCACAAGGACCACAAGGTCCACAAGGACCAATTGGTCCAATCGGAAATCAAGGACCCATAGGCCCAATTGGACCAATTGGACCGATAGGCAATACGGGTCCACAAGGTCCGCAAGGACCACAAGGACCTATAGGTCCTATCGGAAATCAAGGACCCATAGGACCAATCGGTCCAATTGGACCTATTGGAAATACTGGTCCACAAGGTCCGCGAGGACCACAAGGACCTATAGGTCCTATCGGTCCAATAGGAAATCAAGGACCCATAGGCCCAATTGGACCAATAGGCCCCCAAGGCCCAACCGGACCTAGCACTGCGATCAATGCTACCGCAGTTACAACTGCTGGAACTTTTTATCCTGTATTTGTAGCAGCAGCAGGCAGTAATCAAACACCTAGTGTAAGAACCACAGCCACAGCATTTTCTTATAACCCCAGCAGTCAGGTTTTAGGAGGTGTAGCTACCTTGTCCGGTACTGCTACTAATGTTACGGTGACAGCTGGTGCATTTTCTTGGACTTTTGACAATGCAGGCAACTTTACTAAAGCATTTACCACTAATACAGGTAATATTGGAACACAAACCAACTACTTTAATACTGTATTTGCTAAAGCAACTAGTGCACAATATGCTGACTTGGCAGAAAAATTTGAAGCTGACTCAGCCTATCTACCTGGCACAGTGTTAGATTTTGGTGGTACTAAAGAAGTTACACTAAGTACAACAAGCCATTCCAGTAAAGTCGCAGGTGTGGTATCTACTAACCCTAGTTATTTGATGAACTCTATGCAACAAGGTGAAAATGTAGTAGAATTAGCGTTAACAGGGCGAGTGCCCACAATGGTAATAGGACCAGTTGGGAAAGGAGATCGATTAGTGACCAGTCATATCCCAGGAGTAGCTCAACGGCTAGACCCAGCTCTTTATCAGCCTGGCACAATAATTGGTAAAAGTTTAGAAGAATATCATGGCAATGTTCCTGCCATGATCACTGTTGTAGTAGGTCGAACTTAACATGGTTGCATTATCCGGTGGAGTAACTTTAACTGGCGGGGTTAATGTAAGTGGCTTTCAAATTGAGCCTTTGGTTTTTAACACTGTGCCTTCAACACAAGCTCCAGGACCTCTAAATATTTACTATCGACGTAGCAAAATAGTAGTGATATATACTGCAGCTGAATTAAATGCAGCTGGCATTTCGGGATCCACAACATTTAATGCCCTTGGTATGTTTGTGATAACAGCACCGTCAAGTAGTTATCAACCCTATCCTAGTTATACAGTGGGAATGATTAACACAGCAAACGCAGTTGGAACTAATATAACTACAGGATGGACCACAGTTCGGAATGCAGCGAATTTACCTACTTTTACTGCTAGTGTTAATTTACCTCTAGATATTATCTTTAACACAAACTTTACATGGAATGGCACAAGTAATTTAGGGATTGGATTTGCATGGGGTATGGTCCCCACTGGGTATGTGGCAGCAGGCTCAGTAAGAAGCAACAGTACGGGTTCAATTGCTTATGCTATAACTGACAGTGCAGGTGCATATACTTTGGCAGATGCAACTAGTAGCACAAGTGCTGGCAGACCCATAATCACTTTATATAGGGTATAAAAAATGGAAATTTGGTTAGTATTAATTACACCTTATGATGAATATAACACAAGTTACATTATATCGGGTGCGTTTGATTCAGAGCAAAAAGCGCAGATTGAATTCGAAGATTTAGCTACTAGCGGAAAATATACCTTAGACGAACTTAGAATTGTGACTATGCCAGTACAATAATTTTTGTCTGTTTTTCCCTGCGTTAAATAATTACAAATTCACTAATTCAATTAGGCATGGACTGTACTTTACATATTCTGACAAATCCTTCTGGCATTACACACACAAACTATAGAATGGAACCATTCAATGTTGCAGCATTGAAATTCATCGAAAATATGCAACAACGTGGGTACAATCTAGTTCATTATGGACATGAATCTGCTGGAGTTACCTGTGAACACGAAGTTTGTGTAACTAACAGTGAATTCCCTCCTCCTGAGCACGGTAGTTTACTAAATCATCAACCAAATTTAATCAGTGTTTACAATGAACGTGCCACAAAAGCTGTAGCAAAAAGAAAACGTCCCGGCGACATGTTATTGGCGTTTTACGGTAGAGCCAATAAACCAACCATGGACGATCATCCAGATTTATTTTGTTTAGAGCCCAGTATTGGATATCCGCCCGATGCAGTATATTCCAATTATCGTGCATTTGTTAGTTACAGTCAAATGCACTATTTTTATGGATTACACAAAATGTTGCTAAAACCAAGTTGGTATGATGCAGTGATTCCAAACGCATTTACTCCTAGTGAATTTGATTTTTGCAGCGAAAAAGAAGATTATTTTGTTTATTTAGGCAGAGTTAACTATGACAAAGGCATAGATTTATGTATACAGGTAACAGAACGTATTGGAAAAAAACTATATATTGCAGGTCCTGCCACTGATTTACAACACTTGAATTATTCAAAAGTTCCAGATCATGTGGAACTATTAGGATATGTAAACCCCAAACAGCGAAGTGATTTATTACGGCGTGCCCAATGTTTAATGGCACCGACCCACTATATAGAACCATTTGGCAATATTGTGGCTGAAGCACAGTTTTGTGGAACTCCTGTTTTAACAACCGATTGGGGTGGATTTGTAGACAGTGTAGTGCATGGAGTCACAGGATTTAGATGTAAAGATTTTGGTAGTTTTGTTCGAGCAGCCCAACGAGTACATGAATTGGATCCTGTAACTTGTAGATCGTGGGCCGAACAAAATTTCAGTGATCAAGTTGTCCATGACCAGTTTGATGAGTGGATTCAAAAAATTGCAAGGCAAAATTTCTACTATGTATAAAATTTATAGTCGATTAAATTCTTCTACTTTATGTCATTTAGTTCACCGATTTGATGAAATCACTGAACGTACAAACGTGGCCGAAGATCATCAATTTTTACAATTAGCAACATTAAGAATGAAAAAAGGACAAACGTTTCGTCCTCACCGACATATTTGGAAAAATACTCCTAGTCCGTGTATAATAGCACAAGAAAGTTGGGTAGTGATAAAAGGCAGTGTAGAATGCAGCTTTTATGACACAGACGGAACGTTTATCGAAAAACAAATAATTCGTGCAGGTGATTGTAGTATGACATTTGAAGGCGGTCACACTTACACTATACTTGAGGATGACACTGTGGTATATGAATATAAAACCGGTCCTTATACTGGACAGCAAAATGATAAGGTGTTTATTTGATGACTAAATTGTCTACTATTCCTATGCAAAAGCAATTGTTTTTTACATCTAAAATTGTAGACAACGAAGCATTTAGTACGGAAGAAATTGATTGGATTGCCAATTATTGTAAAACTTTAGAAATCAATAAGGGCGAATTATTTAAATCAAATCCAGATTATTCTACTAGAGATGCATATACAGCTTGGATAGAATATCCTACTTATGACACACAGTGGATATATGATAGGTTAAATTCCAGGATAGAAAGATTTAATGATCATGTTTTTAATTTGGATCTGACCGGTATACCATATATTCAATATGCTGAGTATCATAAAGGTGGGCACCATGACTTTCATATGGACTTGGCATTTGATAATCCACAACAATATGATTACAGAATTAATGAATTTTTTAGAAAACTAACAGTGGTGATTCTTCTTACTCAACCAGAGGTAGATTTCGGTGGAGGAGAATTTCAACTTAATATGAGTATGGAACGCACACCTACTATTGCACCATTAGTAAAAGGCAGTGTATTATTGTTCCCGTCATTTTTATTACACAAAGTGTGTCCAGTTACTTGGGGAGTAAGAAAAACTCTTACTACATGGGTACTAGGTCCTAAATTAAGATAACATATGAAATTAGGAACTGATGTTTGTATAGACAAAACTGCTATTTTTACAAGAATAGAGTTATGTCGAATTGGAAATCATGTTGCTATCGATCCTTTCTTTTATTGTTCGACACAATTGGAAATTCACGATTATGTGCATATAAGTCCGCACGTTGCTGTAATAGGTGGCAAATTATCTAAATTAACAGTTGAAGATTTTTGTTTTTTAAGCGTTGGTTCTAAATTCATATGTGGCAGTGAACAGTTTCACGGTGATGGATTAATTGGTCCTTTAATTCCAAATGAATATAAAGATCGACAAACCCTTGCTCCTATAGTCCTAAAACGGTTTAGTGGGGTGCTTGCTAATAGTGTGGTTCTTCCAGGAGTAACTATGGCAGAAGGCAGTGTTTTAGGATCTAATAGTTTACTTAAAACTAATACAGAACCGTGGACAGTATACGCAGGAAGTCCAGCCAGACCTATAAGAAAAAGAAACAAAGACAAAGCATATGAATATGCAGCTAAATTAGGATATACATATAATGACTAAATTTAATAGTTGGCCAAGCGGGCGACTGCCAGATCATTTTCAAAGACCGGAATTGGCGGAGTTAAAAAAATTGGGGTACAACTGGACTGATCCACGTGATGCAGTAGAAATTTTTGAACGTAAAGTTGCGGATTTTGCCGGATCAAAATATGCAGTAGCAGTGGATTGTTGTACCAATGGAGTTTTTTTATGTTTGAAATACGTACAAGCTCGCGGTGTAATTGAAATCCCAAAGCATACATATCAAAGTATTCCGATGAATATCATTCACGCAGGGTGCGTCCCCGCATTCAGACATGAAGAATGGTCAGGTATGTATCAACTGAAACCCTATAACATCTGGGATGCTGCAACAAGATGGCGCAAGGGAATGTATCAGGGTGGGTTGCATGTTTGTAGTTTCCAAATAAAAAAACGTGTGCCAATTGGTCGCGGAGGTATGATTCTCACTGATGACAAAGATGCTTATGATTGGTTAAGTAAAGCAAGATATGACGGCAGGGATTTAACTATAAGCCAATGGGAGGATGATGGTGAAATTTGCGGTTGGCATATGTATATGACTCCAGAAGATGCTGCCCGGGGAATCATACTAATGGATCAAGTACCCGAAAATAATCCCGATTGTGGTGGGTGGGAAAATTATGCAGATCTTAGTGAAAAGAAATTATTTAAAAACTTAATATGAAAAAGAAAGCACTAATTACTGGTATTACCGGTCAAGACGGTAGTTACTTAACAGAATATCTATTAGAACTTGGATACGAAGTATTTGGTATAGTAAGACGCCAAAGTGTACCTGAAAATCAAAGCAGTAGATTACAACATATCAACGACAATATTACAAGAATATACGGTGATCTGACAGATGAGTGGTCCGTGACCAAAGTAATTAATGATGTTCAACCAGATGAAATTTATAATCTAGGTGCAATGAGTCATGTAAGAATTAGTTTTGATATGCCGGCATTTACTATTAAAACTAATAGTCTCGGTGTTTTAAACATGCTGGAATCTTACAGACAATTTTGCCCTAAAGCAAAATTTTATCAAGCTAGCAGCAGTGAAATGTTTGGTAATAGCATTGATACTGATGGAGTACAAAGACTAACAACTCCAATGACTCCGGTTAGCCCCTATGGTTGTAGTAAAGTAATGGGTTTTAATTTAACCAGACATTACCGAGACGCATACAAATTACATGCATGTAATGGCATATTGTTTAATCATGAAAGTCCACGTAGAGGCACCAATTTCGTTACTAACAAAGTAGTAAAAACTGCAGTAGAAATTAAAAAAGGTTTGGCAGATCTACTAGAACTGGGTAATTTAGATAGTTCAAGAGATTGGGGACATAGTTATGATTATGTTCGTGCCATGCATCTAATTGTAAATCATGATGCTGCAAGAGATTGGGTTGTGGCCACCGGAGAAAGTCACACAGTAAGAGATCTATGCCGATACGTTTTTGAAAGTTTAGATTTAAATTACGAAAACTATGTAGTACAAAATCAAAAATTCTTACGTCCCGAAGAATTAAAATATCTCCGAGGTGACAGCACAGAAATCAGATTACAACTGGGATGGCAACCTAAATATACTTTTGAATCCATGCTAGATGAAATGATTGCGCATTGGATGAAAATATTATGAAAAATTTTATTTTTGTTTTACCAGGGGGAGGACCATTTAGTAGATTCTTGCAATGTGGAGTGATTCCCTTGGCCGAACACAATATAGAGTTTGATAACGCATTTTTGACGTTGAGTCCTTTTGAAGAAAATACTAATAATGATGAGTATCTGCAAGAGGCTGTCGATCATATAGTAAGAAATAGAAGTAGTATGGAGAATTATGGTATTTCTAAACCTTATGATCATATTATGGGATATGTATTAGATCAGCAAATAGACAGAACCTATGAATTTAATGGTTTTCTTCCATTTGGCAAAATGTATGATAAAGAAAATCCTATTGAACATAGTCCAATGTTACAGGAATACAAAAGAGTATTGCGTAAACTTCATATCCAAAATGAAATAAAAACTCGAGTAGACAATTTATGTAAATTAGTGCAAATAGATGAACGCACGTTAGGCGCACATGTCAGAATGACCACGATGGCAGTTCACAATAACTATAACATTGCCCGATTTGAAGATTATTGTGGAGCAATAGATAAAGAGTTAGAAACTGGAAATTACAATGGACTTTATGTTGCTACAGATAATGTAGAAAGTCTGGTCAAAATGGAACAGAGATACGGACACATAATTAGATATTATCCTAATCTTTTAAGATTGCCTACTGAGCAAATTACAGAAAAATGGCAATGGTCATGGGAATATGACATGTTTTTTAGAAAACAGTTTTGGCAAGAAAGTTTTATGGAAGCGATGACATTGGCCAGGTGCGGTGGATTGATATGTAATACTAGTAATTTCAGTAACGCTGCAATAGTTTTTAGCAATTCTATTAAAAAAGTTATTAGATTATGAAACATGCATTTTTTATAACTTCCAGTATAGAACTAGATCCTAATCGGCCTTTCAAAGGAACAAAAAAACGTACAGTATTTTCAACAGAAGAAAGATTAGAGCAAACTTATAAAACTATTAATTCATGTAATCAATTGGCGCCAGGCAGCACTATTTTTCTAATAGACAGCAGTGCAACAAATCTAAGTGAATTACATAATTTACCAAATGTAAATTATTTTCAACTTGAAAATTTAAATTCTACTATAGCTAACACAGTAAGGACTTATTCTAATAAGAGCTATTGTGAATGTCTAATGATGATTGAGTTTCTTAAACATTTTAAAAATTACCTTAAAGAATTTGACTTTGTAACAAAACTGTGTGGACGATATTGGTTTGATGAAACATTTAAATTGGATTTATACACTGAACAAAATCGGAATAAATTTTTTCTTAAAAAACCAATGTCCTGGTCAGGACCGCAAATTGATTTTTTAACACCTGAACAATTGCCTAGAGATTTAATTGTTAACGGAGCATTAACAGGTACGTATACTGTGGCTCACGGGATGCATAGAGATAAAATAGATCAATACGAAGCATTGATATTTGCCTGTGCGCAAAGTAGTATGGAAAATATAAAATTTTATTATCAAGACGTTGAATATGCCTTATATTATTTTCTGAGAATATTCAATCTACTAGATGATGTTATACAAGTTCCGTGGGACGTCCATGGTCGCTGTGGTGTAACCGGTAATTGGGTAAAATACTAATGTTTGAAATAGAATCTCGCGGGTATATGCCTGCATATGGGCTAAACCATTCTTTTGGATTTACTAAAAAATTTCCGTTGAAAGTTGCTGTTTGTTTTGATAACGTTAACTATAATCCTGATGCAGATATAAATGTGTTAGTGCAAAATGAGCCGCCCAACCTTTATATTAAATTTTACGGAATGGTTAAAGAATGTCAAAATAAATTTGATTTAATTTTAGCATATGATCCTAGACTTGTAGCTATGCCACAGGCACAAGAATTCTGTGCAGTGGGATCTTGGGTAGGAGACAATTTACCTTTACAAAAACAAAATCAAATCAGTTTTATAATGAGCAGTAAAATTAATGGTGCTCCTTATAGAATGAGATATAAAATATTAAATCGATATCGAAATGCTAAGATCATGGGTGTGTTTGAATATAAATTTCATAGAAGCCCGCCAATGATTCCCAACAAAGATCCTTTTTTCATTAATGCTAAGTTTCATATAGCCTGTGAAAATCAAGACATGCCCAACATGTTTACAGAAAAACTACTAGATTGTTTCAAAACTTATACAGTTCCAATTTACTTTGGTTGTCATAACATAGAGCAATACTTTAATCCAAAGGGAATTTTGCAGTTCAGAACTATTGAAGAATTTGAATACATTATTTCAAATTTGACAGCGGATACCTATGACGAGATGATGCCTTATATTAAAGAAAACTATGAGCTTGCACGACCATATTGGGAAAAAAGTGTTTTTCAAAGAATAGAAGAACAAATCGAAAAATTTATTATTAAAAAATTTAAATTAAATACTGATAACAGTCAAATAATACTATGAGAACTAATTTAATCATCACTGATGATTTTTATGGCGATCCCGATGCTATTAGAGAATTTGCGTTACAGCAAGAATATAATGTAACTGGAAATTTCCCCGGTAATAGAACACGTAGTTTTTTAACACCAGACGTTAAGGAAACGATTCAAACAATAGTTTGGTATGCAGGCGGAGAAATTACAAATTGGTACAGCGACAACGGTTATACTGGATCTTTTCAATTAACATATGCAAGTGATCGCAGCTGGATCCACACTGATCATTTTAATAAATGGGCAGCAGTATGCTACTTAACTCCGGATGCTCCTATTACAGGCGGTACAGGTATATTCTTGCATAAAAAGAATAAAGCGATGACGGCAACAGAAATGGGAAAAGAACCTTACGATCCACAGGACATGACTAAGTGGGAAAAGGTTGATGTGATCGCAAATAGATATAATCGGTTAGTTATGTATCGCGGCGATTTATTTCATAGCAGTTTAGATTATTTCGGCAGCAACACACAAGATGCAAGACTGTTCCAAGTATTTTTCTTTGACACACAATTTTAATCATGCAAACAAATGTAATTGTTATTGATGATTTTTACAGTAATCCAGACGGTGTTAGGGATTTTGCCTTACAGCAAGAATTTGCTAAACGGGAAAATTTTCCTGGAATAAGAACACGTTCTTTTTTAAACGAATCAACTAAAGCTACCCTAAGTCAAATCTTGTACAACGCAGCGGGTGAAATTACTAACTGGAATGAACGTGACGGTTTAACCGGATCATTTGAATTAGCCACAAGTAGAGATCGTAGTTGGATACACACAGACCATTTTAATACTTGGGCAGGAGTTATATATTTGACACCCGATGCTCCACTTAGTGGTGGCACTGGGTTTTATAGATATAAAAAAACTGGGGCTATTCGAGCATCTGAACTAGAAAATTACGAATCACAAGATATGACTAAATGGGAGTTATACGACGTAATTGGTAATAGATATAATAGACTAGTGCTTTATCACAGTGATTTATTTCATAACAGTATAGATTATTTTGGTCAAAGCAAAGAAAATGGTAGATTGTTTCAGTTGTTCTTTCTTACAACCGAGTATTGAATATGATAATAAATCGAATTAGTAATTTTTTAGAACCAGATGTTTTACAAAATCTGCGCGATAAATTTGAAAAATCTAAAGGAACTCCTTCATTTGAAATTAACAACATGGGACGATGGGGCGCAGGATTAGAATACGGTAGTTATAGTCCAGTTCTTATTCTTCCCTTAGAAGAATACAAACAATATTTTATCGACAAATATTGTGCCGTGGATCCCATATTCAAGGACTATCAAAATTTAACCTGTTTCATGCATATTTGGTTGCCCGGCACACAAATTAATTGGCATCATGATTCTAGTGACACTAGTCCTAGATTAAGTAGCACTATTTACATAAACGAAAGTTGGAATTGGAATTGGGGAGGGATGTTTTTATATGATCATGAAAGTTTAGGTCAGGGGTGGGTATTCCCTCATCCCAATTCGGCAATATGGTTCATTCCGCCCCTATGGCACAGCACTACCATGGTAACCAATGCTGCAGAATTTCCGAGGCTGAGTGTGCAATTATTTTTTAATAAGTCTTCATCATGAGTACAATGTCTTTAGATCATTGGTTCCCTAGTGTCATAGGTAAAAGTTTTCATCCCGAATGGATTGAGCCTGTGTTAAACAGCGCCAAGCAAATCTGGGATAATCCTAATACAAACTTAAATGAGCAGTTTTACTATAACGGAAGAACAACTCATGGCACTAGAAATTTATTTTATGAACCGCAATTTAAGGACTTTGGAGAATTTATTCTTCAAAAAGGCAAAGAATTTTTAGAACTACAAGGATATGATAGTAATGCAGTAAATTGGCGTCCTTACATGTTCCTAAATAGTTTCAAAGAAGGCTCTGCACATGCCAAGCATTTACATAGTCAATGCAGTATAAGCGGAATTTACTATTTACAAACTCCGCCAGGAAGTAGCCCTATTACTTTTTACCCGCATCAAACTTATAGAGAGTTTTTTGACTTTCTTTACGCAGTTAAAGACCCTACTAACTGGTATAATATGAGCAGTACAAAGTATGATCCCTATCCAGGCTTGTTAATGATTTGGCCGGGCTGGTTATGGCACGAAGTTGTACCAAATCAAAGCCAAGAACCACGAACTAGTATTGTGTTCAATCTTTAATTGTTTGATGTATATCTAGTTTTTTCTTAACTGTTTCTGAATTAAGAATACGTAAAATTCCAGGGTGTAAAGGTTTGGGATAATCTTCCAATGGTACCCAACAATAACCTTTGTGTTCCGAATTTAAATCCGGTATAAATTCTTCCTCAACTTTGATTAGGAAAGTGTGATAGATGAATTTTTCATTATCACTGGTATATTTTTCTATAGGCAAAATTTTCGCACCAAGAATTTTGCCGCCTAGTTCTTCAGTGATTTCTCTTTCTAATCCAGATAAAATGGATTCGTTGGGTTCTATTTTTCCACCAACCAGTCCCCAATTATCAGCATATTTGCCTTTGTTTCGTAATAGAAACAGATACCGTTGGGAACTAGTACAAAAAATTAAAGCGCCGCAACCAGTTAAATTGTTAGTAACCATTTTCCTGACGGGTAATACCCTTCGTAACTTTTAATCCAAGTAGAGCCATTCCACCTATATTGTACGCTGGTAGTCAAGTTTGTTACATATTGCACTGTAGTTTCGTATCTTGAATCAAATACAACTGACCAATGCTGTCCATCAAATTGAATTATGTCGTTAGCATATGCTTCTAACGGGGTATCGTCTATACCTAACCAATTATATACTGGTTGTGC